AGTATATAGCGTAAATGGGTGGTGGTCTTCTTCAACTAGTAGCTTATGGTGCTCAGGATGTTTATTTAACTGGTAATCCTCAAATTACCTTTTTTAAAGTTGTATATCGTCGTCATACTAACTTTGCGATTGAAGCTATTCAACAAACTTTCAATGGAACACCGGGTTATGGAAATCGTGTAACTTGTCAAATATCACGCAACGGTGATTTAATACATCGTATGTATTTAGCTGTTGATATGGAGGGTAATACAAAAGATTTATGTCCTTATTTTGGTCTCCGTCTTGTTAACCATGTAGAAATAGAAATAGGAGGTCAAAAAGTAGATAAACATTATTCACATTGGATGTATATATGGAATGAATTATCTTTACCAATATCAAAAAAAGAAGGTTATAGTAAAATGGTTGGTGGTGCTGGTGGTGTTATAACAGATATGTTATATGTTCCTCTTGAGTTTTGGTTTTGTAGAAATGTTGGTCTTGCATTACCTTTAATCGCTCTACAATATCACGAAGTAAAAGTTAATATCAATTTTGAAACAGCAGAAAATTGTACTAGTGATACAGGAGCTTTACTTCCTCTTGGACCATCTTCACTATGGGTTGATTATATTTTCCTTGATACTGATGAACGCCGTCGTTTCGCTCAATTATCACACGAATATTTAATAGAGCAACTTCAATTTACTGGTTCTGATTCAATATCTGGACTTCAAATGAAACCCAAGTTATCTTTTAATCACCCTTGTAAAGAATTAGTATGGTTTTGTGTTAATAAATTTAGTTCAACATCAACTGTAAATAATGATAATTGGACTAATTATTCTACCACAGTAGGACATACTAAGACATCGACTATAGTATCAACAAATCCAATTGCTAAAGCTAAATTAGTTCTTAATGGTAATGATAGATTTTCCGAACGTCCCGGATCTTATTTTAATTTAATTCAACCATTTCAACATCACGAAAATATCCCTTCAAATCCTGGAATTAACGTATATTCTTTCGCATTAAAACCTGAAGAACATCAACCAAGTGGAACACTTAATATGTCACGTATTGACACAGCAGTTCTTAATTTAGACTTTAATGCTCAAGTAAGTGGTGTATCTCGTAATTTATATGTTTATGCGGTAAATTATAATGTACTTCGTATCTTATCGGGTATGGGCGGTCTTGCTTATTCTAATTAAAATATATCTAAGTTTATTTATATATATTAGCATTATTACATTATATATATTATTGTGTAATATAGTCCTTTTTTTTTTCTCCTCTAATAGTATAAAGTATATAGCGTAAATGGGTGGTGGTCTTCTTCAACTAGTAGCTTATGGTGCTCAGGATGTTTATTTAACTGGTAATCCTCAAATTACCTTTTTTAAAGTTGTATATCGTCGTCATACTAACTTTGCTATTGAAGCTATTCAACAAACACCTACCGGGAGTAATTCATTAGGATCTCGGGCAAGTATCCAAATTACTCGTAATGGTGATTTAATTCATCGTGTTTATTTCAATGGTAAAATAAAAAATACTGGTTCAGCATTAGCTGTAGCACTTGTACCTAATTTTGGTCAAAAACTCCTTAAAACTGTTGAATTAGAAATTGGCGGACAACGTATAGATAAGCATTATTCTGAATGGCTTTATATTTGGAATGAGCTTTCTCTTCCTATTGGAAAACGTGATGGTTATAATGTTATGGTTGGTGCTAATAGTACTAATAGTTGTACTAAATTAGATTCACTTCAATCATATGAAGTATATGTACCATTAGAATTTTGGTTCTGTAGAAATGTTGGATTAGCATTACCTTTAATTGCACTTCAATATCATGAAGTAAAAATCAATGTTGAATATGAAAGTATGGAAAATTTATGCGATAAATCTCTAACTAATTTATGTTTCGGACAAGATATTGCTAATGGCTGTACTAATGGAAATAGAAAGATAGGAACAATTGACGTATTAGATGCGGTTTCAACCCCTCCACACTTATTCCAAACAAATCCTCAAATATCATTAGAAGAAGCTGTATTATGGGTTGACTATATTTTCCTTGACACTGACGAACGTCGTCGTTTCGCTCAATTATCACATGAATATTTAATAGAACAACTTCAATTTACAGGAACTGATACTATTACAGAAAGTGTTGACTCTATGAAAAGTATTCGTATGAACTTTAATCATCCTTGTAAAGAGTTAGTTTGGGCTGTTAAGACTACAACTGCTTTAGCAAGTGGAAAAGTTTTCTGGAATAACTTCTCGACAGCACACCCTGGTGCAACTGTTACAGAAACTGTTAATGACTATATTTCATCATCAAATCCTATAACTCAAGCTAAAATTATGTTAAATGGTAATGATCGTTTTGCTACACGCAAAGGTGATTATTTCTCACTCGTACAACCTTATCAACATCACGAAAATACTCCTGATAAATATCATCAAGGTATTAACGTATATTCATTTGCACTTAAACCCGAAGAACACCAACCAAGTGGAACTCTCAATATGTCACGAATTGACACAGCTGTTCTTTCGTTGTCATCATCAGTAACAGGAACTATACATGTGTATGCTATAAATTATAATGTTTTACGTATCTTATCTGGTATGGGTGGTCTCGCATATTCTAATTAATTTATTAGTATAATTTTATTTTTTTCATAAACGAATATATATTCTTTTGATTTTCTTAATTATTTTATAAGATTATAAAATATTTAGATTACATTATTTATTATATATGAATCACTTAGTATATTATGCTACTTAAGGAAAATGAGTACATAATCTTTTTAATTTCTTAAATTTCATAAAACATTTCTAAAAATAAATTATGTACTCATTTTATATTCTCTTATAACTTATTAAAAATACATAATAATCCATTAGTATATATTCTATTTAAGGAAAACGAGTACATAATCTTTTTAATTTCTTAAATTTCATAAAACATTTCTAAAAATAAATTATGTACTCATTTTATATTCTCTTATAACTTATTAAAAATAAATTGTTATCGCTTTATATATTATGCTACTTAAGGAAAACGAGTACATAATCTTTTTATTTTCTTAATATTCTTAAAACTTATAAAACTTTTCTAAATAAATAATTATGTACTCATTTTATATTCTCTTAAAAAATAAGAATATTCTTTATGTTCTCATATTATATTATACTACTTAAAGAAAATGAGTACATAATCTTTTTATTTTCTTAATATTCTTAAAACTTCTAAAACATTTCTAAATAAATAATTATGTACTCAAAATATATTCTCTTAAAAAATAAGAATATTCTTTATGTTCTCATAGTATATTATACTACTTAAATAAAATGAGTACATAATCTTTTTATTTTCTTAATATTCTTAAAACTTCTAAAACATTTCTAAATAAATAATTATGTACTCAAAATATATTCTCTTAAAAAATAAGAATATTATTTATGTTCTCATAGTATATTATGCTACTTAAAGAAAATGAGTACATAATCTTTTTATTTTCTTAATATTCTTAAAACTTCTAAAACTTTTCTAAATAATTAATTATGTACTCAAAATATATTCTCTTAAAAAATAAGAATATTCTTTATGTTATCATAGTAGTATATTATACTACTTAAGGGAACTGAGTACATAATCTTAATATTCTTAAATATTATAAAACTTTTCTAAATAATTAATTATGTAATTAAAATATAATCTTAATTAAATAAAGTATTCTATTTCTCCCAAATTTAAAAAAAATTTATAATAACTTTCTATATTATGATACTTAAAGGAAAAATGACTACATAATATTTTTATGTTATATATTATATAGAATGACTTCTATTCAAGAATCAAAGATTGAACTAATATTTACAAAACCATTTGAAGTGCAATCGTTTGGTGATTTTAAAGTTCAAAAAAAATATTATGTTCCAAACTCAATTGGAGGAAAAATGGTTCAAATTATAAAGAAGAAAACCGAAGTAAGTGATGCAAGTGGAAATAAATATTCAACATCTAAAGATATTACTAAATATACATCTGGAAATGTAAAGTTTAGTAATGATGATTATGTTGAAGTATTTCAAATGGTTAAAGGAAAATCAGTACACGATAATATACAAAATGGTGCTCTTACGAGATATGACTATAATAATGACCCGTATATATTTGATAGTATATATGATGATGAAAGATTACCATATTTAACTGTTGGAAAAATTGATGTAATTGGAACAGGTTATTATTTGCTTCCTGATAAATATAAGGTATTTGCAGATAAGTTTAAACCGATTATAGATTATGATGGACCTGCGAATGGGTTACCTACATTTCCATTAAATAATGAAGATGATTTTAAAAATGTTGTTGAATGGTTAAATAACAACTCAAAATATGGTCCTCTTAATCATGAAATAGAAGTAAAATTGAATAATGATAGAACAATTTTATCTAATTTTGTAAATAAAAAACTAGACGATGAAATTGTTGCAAATCATTATGTAAATTTAGTAGAAGATGAAAAAAAAGCAACTAAAAAATCAAAATCCTCACCCAATAAATCTAAATCACCACAAACCAAATCTAAATCGCCACAAACCAAATCTAAATCACCACAAACCAAATCTAAATCGCCACAAACCAAATCTAAATCTCCACAAACCAAACCTAAATCATCTCTTAAGAAGAGTACATAATATTATTTTTGTATATATTCTCTTATAATCTTTTAAAAAATAATGTGATATCATAGTATATTATGCTACTTAAGGAAAATGAGTACATAATCTTTTATTTTTCTTAATATTCTTAAAACTTATAAAACTTTTCTAAATAATTAATTATGTACTCAAAAATATATTCTATATAACTTAATAAAATTAAATTGTTATCACTTTGTATATAATGCTACTTAAGGAAAACGAGTACGTAATCTTTTATTTTTCTTAATATTCTTAAAACTTTTTAAATCTTTCTAGATAATTAATTATGTACTCAAAAATATATTCGCTTATAACTTTATGAAAATATATTGTAATCACTTAGCATATTATGCTACTTAAGGAAACGAGTACATAATCTTTTTATTTTCTTAATATTCTTAAAATTTATAAAACTTTTCTAGATAATTAATTATGTACTCAAAAATATATTCGCTTATAACTTTATGAAAATATATTGTAATCACTTAGTATATTATGCTACTTAAGGAAACGAGTACATAATCTTTTCATTTTCTTAATATTCTTAAAATTTATAAAACTTTTCTAGATAATTAATTATGTACTCAAAAATATATTCGCTTATAACTTTATGAAAATATATTGTAATCACTTAGTATATTTATGCTACTTAAGGAAACGAGTACATAATCTTTTCATTTTCTTAATATTCTTAAAAATTATAAATATTTTCTAAAAAATTAATTATGTACTCAAAAATATATTCTATATAACTTAATAAAATTAAATTGTTATCACTTTGTATATAATGCTACTTAAGGAAAATGAGTACATAATCTTTTTATTTTCTTAATATTCTTAAAAATTATAAATATTTTCTAAAAAATTAATTATGTACTCATCTTATATTCTCTTATAATCTTACTAAAAATATATAGTAATTACTTTGTATATTATGCTACTTAAGGAAAATGAGTACATAATCTTTTTAATTTCTTAAATTTTAAAAAACTTATAAATCTTTTCAAAATAATTAATTATGTACTCAAAATATATTCTCTTATAACTTATTAAAAATACATTATAATCTCATAGTATATTCTGCTACTTAAGGAAAAACGAGTACATAATCTTTTTATTTTCTTAATATTCTTAAAACTTCTAAATCTTTTCTAAATATTTAATTATGTACATGTACTCAAAATATATTTATTTATAACCTTTTTAATATATAATATGAATTACTTAGTATATTCTGCTACTTAAGGAAAAACGAGTACATAATCTTTTTATTTTCTTAAATTTTTTAAAACTTATAAATATTTTCAAAATAATTAATTATATTCACTTATAAAAAAGAATAATATTTATTAATCACTTAGTATATTATGCTACTTAAGGAAAACGAGTACATAATCTTTTTATTTTCTCAATATTATTAAAACTTATAAAACTTTTCTAAAAAATAAATTATGTACTCAAAATATATTCTATATAACTTAATAAAAATAAATTGTTATCACTTTGTATATTATACTACTTAAATAAAAATACATATTACATTTTTAATATTATTATCGTTATAACATGTAAATTCTTTTAAAAAAATTATATATTCTATTATAATATTTTTAGATATCTTCTTCGCTTATAATAATATCTTTAATATAAGGTTCGAGTATCTCGTCAACAACTTTTTCAGGATTTATTTCATCATAAGTCATTAATATTTTTAGAAGTTGTTCTGAAAATCCAGATACTAATACAACACCATCTGTATTACAGTCTACAGGAAATGTTTTACTATGAGAAGAACTTAGATTCCAGAATATAAACTTAGGTGGTGTATATCCATTATTTTTAAACATTTTTACAATACTTTGATATACTGTCTCTATAGATGAGTTTTCACAAGATCCAGAACAGCTATTAAACTGCATATCTGTAAAAACGAATAGTTTTTTAGGCATATCACAATCTTTAATATTATTATCAATCCCATGTCTAATAATTTTATCACAACATTTTTCAAAGTCTGTAGAATATCCATATTCAACATTTATTAAAGAATTAAGTGATTCGAATAATGATGGTATATATTCGGGAGTACTTGATAAAATATTTTCAGATATTAAAGAAACTAATACGGGATTTTCACTAAATGTTATAAACTTATTTTTAAACATACCTTCGCAACAAATAGATGTAATAATACCAAGAGAAATTGCTACTTGTGCTGGGATACTTCCATTTGTTGCTGAAAACATAGAACCAGACAAATCTACAATAGAAAGTGAATTACTAAAAGTACCACACTTTTTAACATTTTCAATAATTGCTCTCCATTGCAATTCTATTGTTTCATTTTCTTTATAATCATCAACATCACATTTAGAATCAATATAATATTTTGATAATTCATGTGGTAGAATACCTGTTATTTTAATTTCTTTAACACCATTTCTTACATCAAGAAGATATTTTCTATATCTTTCTTCGTCATGTATCATAAAAGCATTTAATAAACGTTTAGATGCTACACCAGGTACAGTTTCATATTTAATTTTATCCCATTCATTGTTACACATTAAAGATTCAACAATATTTATTTTTTTTCTTAAAGGTACAAGATATTCTTTTCTATATTTTTCCATTTTGTTTCCATCACTTTTATCATATAGAATTGAAGCTATTTTTTTTGCAAATTGTAATCTTTTATCATTTCTATCATTTTCACTTGGACTCCATTTTGCACATAATGAAACATATTTGTCTTCTAATAAATCACTTTTATCTTTTATTAATTGCTCTACAAATAAATATAATTCAAAGTTTCTATCACATGGAATAGATGATTTATTATGATAACAAATATATAATAAATCTTTCCAACATCCATATTTATTTATATAATTTTTAATATTTAATTTATATGTTTTTGGTTTTGCCGATCTTAACCATAATAAAGCATTATTCGAAACTCTTTTTTCTTTTTTACCACTAATTCTATCTCTCCCATTAAATATAATTGCTATAGTTTTCTTGGGATTATCAATCCAGCATTTTTCAAGATATTCAATACTTTCATTTTCATCAAGACCTCTCATAAACATCATAAAATAATCTACAATATTATTACTCGTTGTTTTTAATGATATACCTTCATTTATGGTAGTAGTATATAGAGATTCGCTCATTTTAATATTATAATAGTTATCTTTTTATATGATAATTTAATATTGTGTAGAAAAATAATATAATAATAGTATTTAAACCTTAGCATTTGCCGAAACGGCAGCAGCTGCTAATTTACTTGCACTTGGTGGAAAATGATGAGATATAAGTTTTTGCAAAATAAAGTAGTTGATTTCTTCATTATCTCCAACATTAAGAATTTTCTTAAGTTTTTCATCAGGAAGAATAAATCTTTTATTTTCAGGTTTGTTAAGATTATGTTCTTTTACATATGAATTGATAAATCTCGTAATATCAGTTCGTGACTTCTCCGAACCATATGGAACACCTACGAAATCGCAAAGTTCGTCAGAAATTTTATTAGGTTTTGCAAATCCAGAAGGTGAGTTTTTAGCATTTTGTCTTTTTTTCTGAGCTTTTTCAATAATCTTTTGTTGTTTATCATAATCTTTACTTAGAATTTTAAGAAGACTTTGAAGTTCTTTAAAACTTGAGAAAAGAACATTTACCTTTTCAACAACTGTAGAAAGTACATTATCATGTGGCGGAGTTTGTACTGTTGTAGGTTCTTGTGAAATAACTCCATCAATAACAGGTGATACTGATACAACTGATTCTACGACAGGTACTACAACATGTGATACTACAGGTACTACAACAGGTGCTACAACAGGTGCTACAACAGGAAGTAATGTGCGTGGTGACACTTGACTTGATTTTGGTACAGGAACTTTAGCTGAAGACTTTTTGGGAATTACTACTTTAGCCGAAACGTCAACATCAGGTGAAGCAACTACTGCTTTCTTGGTGGTAGATACTGGAGGCATTATATTTTACAATCACTTTATGAATACATATATATTCATATGTTTATATCATTTTTATCTTATCTGTTAGCATTTATTTATATATTAATTTCTAATTATTTTAAATAGTAAGATATAGTAATAATTAAAATAACTATGAAAGTAAAGAGATTAGGAACATATAAAACAGGTTTTAAATATTATAGAAAGGATATAGAGATTACTAATGAAAATGAATTGACTAAACTTAAAAAGTTTAAAATACCACCTGCATATGACGATGTATTTATTATTAATAATGATAAAATAATAGCATATGGATACGATTCAAAAAAAAGAAAACAAGTAATATATCAGGAAAAATATATTGAAAAACAGAATACTAAAAAATATGAAAAAATTAAAAAATTAATAAAAGGATTTTCTAAGTTAAAAAAGCATATTAAGAAGGATATAAATGATGATAACCAAAAAAAAGCAATTATATCAATGATAATCACAATAATACTAACTTGTGGTTTTCGTATTGGTAATAAAAAATATGAACGTGATAATAATTCATTTGGAATAACTACGTTGAAATTTTCACATATAAATATTATAGATAAATCTATAGAAATAGACTTTATAGGTAAAAAAGGAGTGCAGAATAAAGCAATTTGTGAAAATAAAATAATATATGATTATATATCTAAAAATAAAAAAATATCACAAGAAGATGACTATATATTTAGATATGACAGTAATAAAAAATGTATATCGTCTAACGATGTAAATGAATATCTTTCAAATATATTTAAAAATAAAAAAGACCCTTCGTTTAAAGTAACGACAAAAGATTTAAGAACTTGGAACGCAAATACATTATTTATCAAGTTTTTTTCACAATTAAAAAAGCAAAAAAATAAAAATCCTATAAAAAAAGCAATAGAACTTACCGCTGATAAATTACATAATTCTTACGCTATATGCAAAAAAAGCTATATAGATCCTAATGTTATTATTTTAGCAGAAAGAGAATTAATATAAAAAATATAAAAATTGATTTTTTTTAATATAATATAATATAAGATTAAACAACTTATATCATATTAAATGGATATTGACAATGTTATAAAAAATTTAAAAGAAATGTTAGTTGCTAGAGGTGACGATATATCATTATTTGAGGAACATGAGGCATCAGTTGATAGAGATGAGTTTGAAAATGATAAAAATGTTATATCTTTTCAAACATCAAGAACTACATTGATATTTGCGTTGACAAAAAAATTACGAAAAAATTGTATAGGTGATATTAAAGATAACGATGGTTCAATTGAAGAATATATTAAAAAATATGGTAATATGAAAAATATAATTTTGATATTTAATGATGATGTTATATCTGTCCCTATTATGTCGCAACTTAATAGATATGACAAAATGTTTCAAAAAATCGGAGGGCAACTGCAATTCTTTTATACAAAACAATTAATGTATAATCCAACTAAACACGAATATGTTCCAGAACATATTAAATTATCCGAAGAAGAAACATTCGATATTATGAAAAATAATATGATAAGAAGTAAATTATATATGCCTGTTATATTACATAGTGATCCAATTGCTAAATGGCTTGGATTGAAACAAGGAGATATTGTTAAAATTATTAGATATAATGAAAATAGTGGTATTTCGTTTTATTACAGATGTTGTTTCTAAATAAATATATATATAATTATAGAAGAGTATACATATAATGTCACATTTCGTAGAATACAATGATTACGCTAATACACGAAATAAGTTTTCAACATTCTATGAAAGTTTCATAGATAAATCTCGTAACGCTAATACTATAATACCTTTTTTGAAAGATAGTTTTCAGCACGTTGAACCAAGTGATAAAAAAGATAGTAATCATTTAAATTTATTAACTATTAATAATTTTTCAAGATTACAAGCAGAAGCATTGAGATGTAAAATATTTAATACAGATATTTTAAGAACAAAATATGTAAGTAATGCAATCGGAGCTCAACGCACAGGACCTATAAATAGTAATAATAGAACAATCGGACTTATTAATTTTACACAAGGTAATGATGTAATAGTTAGCGGTACTGATTCTAAATCTCAATTTACAAATACCGCTACAAATGCTAACACATACGTGATTAGAAAAAGTCAACCAAGAGTAGATTTACTATTCTCTACGCTCGTAATAATAGAAATATTTATTGATATACTTGAAGCATATAAATCATTTATTGATTTAAATACTAATAATGATATAAATATTATTGATAATATTTTAATTGTGAGTAAAAATTCAAGACAAGAAGCTTATAATAATAAAAATCATGGTTTTTTTCTTAAAACAAAAACAGGTACAAGCCTTATAGCGAATTATACTTATCCTTCGAAAAGTGCTCTTATTTTGTCTATAAAGTCATTCGACCATATAAATAGTTTAAATACAAAAATATTTGATGAAAATATAAGTCTTCACGCTACTCAAGCCAGTTCTGGAGATAGCACTAATATTTTCCATTCTGATAAAGAAAGTATTTTTGCAGGTTCAAAAATCAATGCTGTAAATATACAAAAAAATGGTACAAATACTTCATACAATGGAGTAGAACAAACAGCAATCCCACCTCTTACACCACAAATGTTAGCTCAAAGATACTCTAGTCACGCAAGTCTTTTAGGTGAAATATTGAAATATTTTATAAATTATATTTTTTTAATTAAAAAAGATAATAGAAATATTCAAATTAATGCATTATTAAATTACTATAAAATTATTAAATGCTATTTATTAAAGTCGGTAACAGTAGGTAATTTATTATTTAACACACTATACAATAATTCACAAGGAAAAACATCAATTTCTTCTTCTTATATGATTTCAGAACATCCGACAATTAATGGTAATGGAAATGTAGCTATTGATCCGATTATAATAGACTCAACTACTACAAGTACAAATATTATAATAAGTGCACCTACAGGAACTCCAACACAAGCAGAAAATTATTGGAAAAAAATTACTCATAAAAATATAATAATAAATAAAAAAATAGAAGATTTAAAGACTGAAATTAAATTAAGTATCAAAAATAACGATGTCCCTAATGTATCAGAACAAAAACCTATATTATTTCAAGGATTTTTAGCTGCTAAGATTGATGAAAAAACAATACGAATAAGTTTTATTGATACTACAGTAAGTACTAATGGTAATACAATGCTTGCAGCATTCAATCTAAAAACTAAAGACTTTCCAGGACATAGTACATATGTTCCAATTCAAAGTGTTGAAAATATTTTTAATAGTAGAGATTTAAACAATGGAGAATATTATTTAAATGAAATATTGCATCAATCATCACCAGAAAAAAAAATATCAGATATTAAAAAACAATATCAATTAGAAATAAACAATGTATCGTATAAAATATTTGATGTTGCGATAGTTACCGTTCAACCAACAAATAACGCTGGTAATACTTATAACAAAATTTCATATATAGATATCATAGCAAGGTTTGACACCCAAAATAACACTGATAATGATATAGATTTTTTTAATCTTGAAAGAAATACTTATGATATATTTGAAACAAGTAACCCATATACAGCAGTTACAGATATTAAAACAATTGTGGAAGATAACGGAAAAATAAAATCATCAAGCTCTCTCAATGATAAAACAATTATATTATATAATTTTACTAATATTCATCCAAATAATATTAATAATGTTATAATGAATAAAAGTGTAGACCATGCATTCGAAAGAGCTAATAATATTAAAGATCTTCGTGAAGTAAATAAGAAAATATTATTAAATGAAATGAAAATTAATAACTCTGGAAGATTATACGAAATACAAGATAATAAATATAATGTATTAAATAATTCATTAATGGTATATTATGTTATAGTTGCAATAATTATAGCTATAATAGTGATAATAAATGTAAGTAATATGGAAAAACCTTTAATTAAAACAGTAACAACTGGTTGTTTTTCTGTTATAGTATTATTATTTATAAGTTATTACATGGTAAATATAATATATGTAGAAGGATTCTCAAATATGGAACATTTCAATTCATCAGTAGAACCTTTTGTATATACAAATGGTGCTGATGAATTCGCAAAAGTATCTGATAAAGTTCGTGTGATTCAAGCAACGATGACAAGTTTAGAGTTTGATATATCAAGATTGTTTGATATATTAACTGTGTCAATTCCACAAACTAACTTTACAAACACAAATAATACGTTAAATAATATTTTAGAAAGTGAAAAAAATGATAAAATATATGTAAATGATAATCTTAAACATTCAAATATTAATGCATATAATCACATAGACGTAAAAAAATATGAAATTATGAATATTAATATTTTAATAAAAGCATTTTTATATACTTCATTTGTGATAATTGGATTATATACATTACAATTATATATTGATACTAAATATTTAGATATATTGATATTTATTTCTGCTATATTGTTAATTATAATATTTACATATTATATTGTATACAGTAATGTTATTGTTCGCACAATATCAAAAAATAAATATTGGGGAAAAGAAAACGAAGATTCTTATAAGTAAGTTATAAGTTATATAAAACAAATATTATATATATATATAAATGGTTAGATCAAAAAAAAATACAGTGTCAAATGATAAAGAATCTTCAATATCTGAAAGTGATAAAAGTTTTAATTCATACGATGTTGAAGAAGACGAATATGATGAAGATGAAGATGAAAATGACGATGACGAAGATGTTGATGATGAAGATGTTGATGATGAAGATGAAGATGATGAAGATGAAGATGTTAAAATAAATATGCCTTCAGGTGGATTTTTTAATAATAATGATGAAAAAATATATATAATAATGAAGTCTTCTAATAAAATGATGAAGACATCAAATAAAATAATAAAAAAGGTTAATTATGATTTCTATAAAAAATATAATACACAAGAAAAAAAATACTTTGATAAATTAACAATAAAACAAAAGGATGATATAAAATTACTTGAAGATAAGTTGATAATAAATGACGATATAATTAGTGTCCCGATTAGATTTAAAATACTTAATCTTAATTTTAATGAAAGAACAAAAAGAGGAATATTAACTAAAATAGATAATTTAAATAAAATGTCTGGTTGTACTGACGAATATCATAAGTTAAATAATTGGATTATAGCATTAAATAACATACCATTTAATAATTATTATAAAATACCCGTAGGTATTAATGATGGTATTGTAAAAATTTGTGAGTTTTTAAATGGTGTTCGTATAAAAATGGATGAAACTATTTATGCTCATAAAGAAGCGAAAGAGCAAATTATTAGAGTTTTAGCACAATTAATATCATTTCCTCGTGCGAATGGATATGTAATAGGTATTCAAGGAAGTGCAGGAGTTGGAAAAACAAAACTAATTAAAGAAGGTATATGTAATGCTTTAAATTATCCGAATTCTTTTATATCATTAAGTGGTACTGACGATTCATCTTTTTTAAGAGGACATTCTTATACATACGAAGGTTCAACCTATGGAAAAATATGCGAATCTCTCATGAAAACAGGAATAATGAATCCATTATTATTATTTGACGAATTAGACAAGGTTTCGAATACATCGAAGGGTCAAGAAATTATAAATACATTAATACATATAACAGATCCAGTACAAAATGATAAGTTTAATGATAGATATTTGGAAGAAATTGATTTAGATATTTCAAGGTCAATGATTATATTTACATATAATGACGAAGAATTAATTAATCCAATATTAAAAGATCGTATGATTGTTATTAATGTTAAAGGATACAATAATGAGGAAAAAATAATATTAGCACGTGATTATTTGATACCTGAAATTTTAAAACAATATAATCTAAACAAAGAAGATTTAATATTTAGCAAAGAACTTATAATTCATATTATAAGTAATGTTGATAAAGAGGATGGTGTACGTAATTTAAAAAGATCAATAAATAATATAATTTCTTGGATTAATATGATGATATATGTTCCTACTGATATTGTTAAAATATCTTTACCATATAATATATCAATATCATTTTATGATAGTTATTCTAAAAAAAATATATCTTCGTATAATAACACATTACATTCTATGTATCTATAATAATTTATATATATATGATAGTACAATTTATTTTTAATAAGATTATAACAGAATATATTTTGAGTACATAATTATTTATTTAGAAAAGATTTATAAGTTTTAAGAATTTAATGAAATAAAAGGATTATGTACTCGTTTTCCTTAAGTAGAAGAATATACAAAGTGATAATAATTTATTTTTAATAAGATTATAACAGAATATATTTTGAGTACATAATTATTTATTTAGAAAAGATTTATAAGTTTTAAGAATTTAATGAAATAAAAGGATTATGTACTCGTTTTCCTTAAGTAGAA